GATTAGCAGCCCCATCAGCAATCACGATGCCATGCCCGAACTTTGTGATTTGCATATCCCTGCATGATACGTAATCTGCTAGATCGTTTTCACCCATGCCCAAGCGAATACCGATGGAAGTGTCGCTGGCACCATTGTTGCCCAGTAGCTCCAAACCGTATACGCCACCCGCCGCACCCCCACTGATGAATCCGTTACCAAAGGCAAGAAGGGTGGCGGTGGCGCTGGTTAGCTTGAGGGTTGCACCGTAGCCAAAGATGCTCGTAGTCTTCTTCAGCACGTGGCCGCCAGTAGAGCTGATGTAGTCGGTCGGTGAGGGCGGGAAGAGGACCGCGCCACCCACCAGCTCTGCTGCAACAATAGTAGCGTTGATGGCTGCTGCGTCGTTCGTGCTACCGTCCCCCTTCGCGCCGAAATCCGTCACCCGGAAGATAACATCCGAGCCACCTCGATTATCCACCATCAGCTTATCAGTTAGACCAGGCCCACTGGCAATCAGATCAAACATCGGACTAGCAATAAAGAACTCAACCAGGCCCTTAGAATCTGCATCGGTCGGATTGTCGATGTCATCTGTGCCACTGGCTTCGCTATAAATCGTCGGTATCCGTGAGTAAATCACCAGCCGTTGTCCCGCTGTCACAGGAATGCTCGCACCAATGGTAGAGCGAAGCTTCACTGATGTAATGCTGGTAAGCTCCTCAACAGTCATCTGCTTGGTAGCGTCTGTGCCGAGCTGTACCGTATCGCCAAGAAGAATGTCCCCGGCATTATAGACGCTTACCGCTACCCCACCAGCAACAGTCGTTACAGTCGTGCCTGTGGATATGGTTGCGCCCCGGCGATACACTGAAATAGTCGCGCTATTTGCAGGTACCTGCACCACATCTGATGCAGACTTATCTTTGTAAAATGTCGTGCTAAACTTCACTAGTCCTAGCTGTGCCATTAGATACCCATTACACTTTCGTGTGTAGAGTTGGGGTTAAGCCAGTAGGGCTGGCTCATCTGACTAGGCGGCTGGAACGACAGGAACTGGTCCGGCAGCCTGCGATCATCCTCTTTAGCCCGCTTAATGCCCGCTTCATACAACTGCATGTACCTATCCGACTTGTTGGCCGCCACCTTAGCAAGCGATAGCAGGGCCTTAGCACCATGTAGTACATAGCCCTCCCAGCGCTTCGGGATGTCCAAAAGGGCGTTACCATCATCCTCATAAATCAGAGATCTGTAGTACAGCACCTTCAAGGTATCTGCAACGCTACTAGGCGGGTACAGCTCACCCAGTCCGGTCTCATTATTGTTGTAGAGGGTGTAGAAACGCGGAGGCTGGCGGCTGATGTCGCCAGGGAATGCTCTATGCCAGTTACCGCGCTCGATGTACCACAGTGGGGTCTTGCTGCTCACCAGGTAAGCAACATATGGCTTCTTGAAGTTGGTGGGTAGATCGAAGGTGTCAGTAGCTCCAGTAATGTCAATATCATCCGCCACAACCTGCTCAAACCGCCAGTCATGCCGAGTATCCCAATCTTGCAGTGTTTCGATGAGCGCGTCTCGGGCGGCGGCCAGTGAATCGGGCTGTCTCGCCCCCGAGACGGCTCCTGCAACCCTGGAGATTGCTTGCACCCATTTAAGGGTGGACATGGGACCTAGGTTGGAGTTAATGAGTGTTGGCATTACTTCACCTCAATAAGTTCTGCGGTATCAGCAGGCATAGTCTGCTTATGCCCCTCACGCACCTCCACCCACTTTTGGAATAGCTTGGTCGTTACGGCTTTGACCTCTCGATTGGTCCGAATCCAGTCCTTAGCATTGCTGGCTAGTTCCTTGCGGAACGTCTCGTTCTCAATGACTGCGGACATCTTCTCTTCAAACTCCTCTGGGGTCTTGAATAGCAGGCCGGTCTTGCCTTCCTGAATTTCGTCCTTGTAGGCACCTGTGTACTGGGCAACAGTCGCGGCGGGCTTCCATAGAGCGCTGTTCTCATACCACCGGATTGCGCTGCGGCTCTCGTTGAACACATAGGGGATCAGTGGGGCATAGCTGATGTCATGGCCCAAGGTGCCCAGCCGCAGCTTGTAAGCTTCGTAGTGTACCCAGTCGATGAAGTGGGTGCGCTCGGCCGGAAGATGGGCCGCTGCCCACTTGTACTTGGCACCGAAGAAGTACCAGGTCGTTTGAGGGTACTTCTTGGCCAGCCGGCCGATGGACTCACTGATGGGCCATAGGCCCTCATGATGGGTCGCGCTGCCCTCCCACAGGATTCGGACCTCGCCCGGATGAGGCTGCAGGTCAACCTTGTAGTAGGCGTCAAAATCAATGGCGTTGGGGCTGATGAAGGTTGGAATGTGCTCGCCAATCTCCTTCTTGATGTACCGCTCAGCACCAGCCGTGCTGCAAGTCACCAGATTGGCCAGCCCAACCGTTTCCTTCCAGACATCCAGTCGCTTACGGTTTTCCTTGTAGTTAACATTGTGGCCATCCCGCCACAGCGAGATGTAGCAGTGCCACTGATGGTCCTCGTCGTAGATGTATCGAGCGTCCTTCAGGTCTCCACGAGTCCCCACGATTGGGTATGGGTATTTGTCGTTGAGTGCAGTCTGCGCCTCGGGGGGCGCGAGATCGAAGGGATGGGCAATCCCAAGTTCCTCGCCATCCTGCAGTTGCCTGCCGGTGTGGTCGCGGGTGCCCAGGCTACCGTAGGTAACGTTCAGGGGCATGACATTGAACAGGTCGTCGTCAGAGTCACAGATGAAGGTTGGGGGCCAGCGGACCTGATCCGAGTCCTCCATTGATCGGAGGGGCTTGAAGCCCTTAGAGGCCTTCATCATGTTGACTGTCATGTCGGAGATGTTCTGGTAGATCAGAGAGATGTCTGATTCTAGGAACATGGAGGACCGCTGGTGCGGCGATACTACCGCCTTCGCATCGTCTAGGATCACCTCCACCGGGAATCCTAGCCGCTCCATCGTAGTCAGTGGCAGCACAATACGATAGTACGCACAAGCGCTGGCGTCTAGGCCGTTCATAGCGTAGCAGCGATAAGACAAGTTGCCCCCTAACCGTTCAGCCAGTTGTAGGCTGGATGGCGCTTCATGAAATCCTGGAACTTCCGGTCATCCTTGAACCAATCTGGATCGCCGCCGAACTCCTGCTCCGCCAGAATGAAGGCTGCCGCAGGCATGGAGCCCTCCAGCATGACATCCCGACCATAGTAGTGCCCCGGCTTTCCAGTATCCTTAGATGCAATGTAGTCTCGATAGACTTCATTATTCTTTATAATCTGTCCAAGATCGTCGATTGTGCCCCGCAGGTGTCGTTCCTCCGACCACTCGGCAATCTTGGTATTATGCTTGGTGACTAGGTACATTTAGCTCCTCGACGTTTGGGCGCGGAGGCTGCCCCCCGCGCCCTTAGTCTAACTGCTTACACCATCATCACTTACGTGGTGACATTGTATCCAATCCCCATACAGTTGGGGTGCAGCATCTCGATCACCGCTCCGCAGTGAACATAGCCCTTCATGGCATCACCGGTCGGAGGGAGGGAGTAGTGCCGCAGTGGACGCCAGAACGCAATACGCGCCTTGGAACGGTCGTAGAGGAAGAACGCTCCACCGATACGCGCGTTGGTGCTGGTTGCAGCAGTCGGGATGAACCGATCCACCAGGATTGCAACACGACCGAAGTCCGTCCGCATGAACTGAATGTCAGCGGTATACTCCGACGCGCTACCGTCCGTGTGAACCTGTCGAACCACGGTAGGAACTGCAGCCATCGCTGAGGTGTTAGCGGGCTGGAACGTCGCCTGAGCCTGCTCGCCCAGCACGTCATTCGTAATGTCCGCCTTCACACCCGGATCAACAGCCAGAGTGTTCGGGTTCGCTCCCAGCTTGAACATAGCCTCGTGCAGCGCCAGATAACGGCTACGAGACCACGCACCCGAAATATTGATCGAGAGCGCGTTGGTCGCAGCGTTAGTACCCTGGACACCAGCCGAGGGATCAGCCGTAGCAGTCAACTGCCAGTTACGGAATGCGCCAGTGCGAGCCGTATCCGTAGCCGCAGTTGCCGAGGCAGAGACGACAGCCGTGCCGAGCGCAACACAGCGCGCGTCAACCGACTGCTCAGTCGCCAGAAGGAAGTTCTCGACCTGATGCTCATACTCATTTGAGACACCAGGCGCCCTACCCTTCAGCGAGTACTCCACCGCATCCAGCGAGATCGCAAAATCGCGCCGGAATGTCTGCACAGCGTTGTTGATACGGGTTCGTGCCGTAATCGCGCCTGAAGCCCAGTCATCGCCTTCCAGAGCACCAGCAGTGCTCGTGGACGGAAGCTGGTCAATCAGCCACTCGTGGACGAAGCCATTCGCAGTTGTCTTCGGTGCAGCAAGGAAGACCGCTGCGGACTTCTCCTTATCGAGGTTGATTACGGCATCGAGTAGGTCCTCACGGAGGATGATAGTCCCTGCCTGTGGGGCAGGATAACTAGCAGCCGCAGTAAACCCACCAGGAAATGCCATTGTTTAGTCCACCACCTTTATTGGTTGTCGGGATCGTAACCGATTTGTCTCATCGCGTTACGTACTGCCTGCTCCACAGATGTACCCTTGAAACGCTCACTACGATACGGCCCAGAGTCCCCTGAGTTTCTAAGGTACTCTGCAGCCTCTTTCTCACGGACCTGGTGGTCGGCACCAAGCACCGTCTCGCGGCCCCCACGATCACCAGTCGCCCTGCCGCCGGGTAGTCCGCCGGGGAGGTTTCTGGGAAGGGTAGCCTGCTTCGCAATGAGGTTCTCTCGGATAGCATACTTCCATGCAGCAACAGGATTCGTTGAGACAAGAGCCTTGAAGACCTCTTCAACCTCGGGAGTCTTCTTCATGAATGCCCGAGCCTGTGACTTGTGTTGATCGAAGTCTTCGATTTCACTAGCTAGCGTCTCCTCAGCCTCAATCTGGGCCATAATGGGGCTAAACATAGTCCCCAACTTACCGTCCACGATTGCGTTGGCCTTGGCCTCAAGGGCTCGCTCCAACTGTTCCGAGGAAATACCCAACGACTCTAGCTCGGCAAATGGATTGGCCGGGTTGCCCGGGCTACCACCACCGACTGCTACGGATAGCATGCTCTGAAGACGCTCACGCTCGGTCCTCTCGACCTTTAGTTGTTCATGGGTCTTTCCAAGCTCACTAACCGCATTAAAGTAGCTGTCACTAGCTTTGTTCCAATCCCCTCCAGCCTTCTTGTGCAGTGCATTATTGCTGAAATCAGGCGCCGGGGGTTGGTTTACAACTGGCTCATTCGGGTTGTCCGACATGAATGCCTTTCCTGCGGGTTGGCCGCACTTGGGTTATCTACTTCACTATTATAGCAGATCAGTACGGTGAGCCGCCCTCACCATGATCCACAGTTTTCTGCTCGGCCTGCAGCTCCTCTTCTACCATTCTGGCCAGATTATCCAGTCGTTGCGGCCATGACTGCATCCACACCAGAGACCAGATCCGGCCCTTAATAGCCTCGTCCGTCAGACCTTCCTGACCCTTAGTTCTGAAGCCATTGATCCACTGATTCTCCAGCCCGCTAATGCTGATCTTTAGGGCTGGCTCAACAACCTCCCTCCAACCATCAGATGCCAGCATGTACTTTAGTGCCTGAACCTTCTCCTCCGGTGACACTCTACCTCCTTATTGCCCTGTGTTGATCTGCAGTCCTGCGCCCATCCCACCCATCTGCGGGATCTCAGCACCTCCCTGCTGACCCAGAAGCCCTGGAGCTAGCTGCTCTAGTGCATCGCCCTCGGGTCCCATCTGCTGCTGCTGGTTCATCTGCCCCCACGCAGCCTGCATATTCGGCATCCCCACATTCATCATCTCCCTGGGGTTAAACTCAAACGCTCTCCAGAACTTATTGAAGAACGCCAGCCAGTTGGTCGTCGCAATCGCCATAGGATTCTGGCTCATAGCCTGCATCGCAGTAATCATGTCCTGCCGCTGCATAGACTTGGATAGCATGTTGCTAGCACCCACCGCACGGATCTTATGATCCATGTTCAGGTCATCCAGGTCGACTGCTTCCGTCTCGGGCGGCAGGGGCTGCCCAGTGTCTGGGTCCCAGATGGCGGCAGAGCCGATTAGGTTGACCTGCTTGGGGACGGGCAGGTACTGTCGGTTTAGGGACATGAAGTCCTCAGCCAGACGCTCGATTACCGTGCGCTCGAACAGCTTGGCTTCCAGCCCGAGACGAGTTCTAGCTTGCTCCATTCGGCCAAGGAACTCTCGGGCGGTTTGGCGATCACCCGAGAGCATGCCCTGGATGGTGTCTCTCTGGACACCAGTTCCCATGTCGATGTATCGGCTGATGGCCTCAGTCTCAGCAGCGACCAGCGGGTATGCTTGAAGGTCCCACTGCATAGGTCGAATATTCGCATCGGAGGTGTCTCCGTGAATCTTGATGACTCGGCCCGGCCACAGCACCAGATTCTGGGTGTCCAGCTCGGTCGCGTCGTTGACGAATACAGCAGGCTGCAGCACTAGGTCCAGTACGTCCAGTCGATTGGACACCAGTTTGTTGGCGGAAGCCGCCATTGTCGCGCCGATCTCAACCTTGCCGGTACCGTGGAAGTGATGCATGTCCGGCATGGGGCAATAGGTTCGGAAGTGCTTACGGAGTTGGCCGTAAGGACATGGGATGTTAAGGACCGCGACTCGGCGGTTGGCGACAGTCATTTTACGGAAGCGTACACCGTCTGGTGCGAACTCCTTGGGGAATAGACCCACCCGAGTGATTAGTTCTACGGGCTTGGAAAACTTGGTGGAGCGCTCGGCCTTGTATTGGGTGTAGCTGCGCCATACGTTCTGGCGCTCGTACATATCAGTGATGGCCTGAGTGGAGGGCGGCTGGTTCCGAAGTTCTGCTAGGGCCTCCTCATCGAACTCTGGTTCTTCGCCGCGCTCTCGGGCCAGGAAGGCCTGCTCCTCCATGTCGTCTAGGTCCATGTAGGACTTCCGGTGGACATAGAGCATCTTGTCGATGTCCTTCTTACCGGCTTGGGGCAGGAAGTCTAGGATGTCCAGGTTCTCAAGGTCTGGACCATCGAAGGTGGTTACATCTACCCGAAGGGGATACTCAACACCCAGGGTTTTCTGCCGGTAGATGGTCGGCATGACAGTATGTCGCCAGCTGTACTCCAGCACACCTGTGCCATACACATCAGCGGACATCAGAAAGTCCAGCATCTTCTCGAAGAGCTGGCAGTCAATGAACTGCTGGTTAAGCAGTGCCTCTGCGCGCTTGGCGGATGGCCCGGCGTCTGGATCAACGGGGTCCAGCTCGATGATCTGGGGACCTGATAGGGAAATGGCTGCCTTGTTGGCTACATCTGACCAACAGGCGCTAAAGAGTAGCGGCAGCATGACAACGTTCTTGAAGGGGGGCTTGTCGCCGGTGTAGATGCAGCGATAGAGGTTGTACCACTCACGGACCTTCCGGAGGAATCTCTCATGATATTGGTAGCTCTCAATGTAAGATCCGATGACCTGATTGACGATCATCTCATTGGTCAGGCCGCCTGTGGCTAGGAATCCCATTAGACCTCTACTCCTGGGGGCGACACGTCAATCGGCTCACCCTCGGGTGTGAGAATATAGCCTTCTGTGTTGATCCAGTTGGCCAGTTTTCGGGTGAGATGCACGTCCTGAATGCAATAGTCAATGAGCTTGCCCATCCGGTTGGAACGATAAAGATTTGGGGCGCTCTCTCCTGTCTGTGCCTTTCGGCCGATCTTGAGCCGCTCGCAGATATTTGCCAGCTTATAGCCCTTTTGTCGGGAGGGAAGCGCCCGCCACACCTCAGTTAGGATGTCGTATTGTTCGGGGTTAAGGGTATAGCCCGTCACCGATTCCATGATGGGTGTGTCGAATCCTGTGGTATTGAAGCCAACCAGCAGCTCGGCTTCATTCAGATGGGCCATGCCTTCCTCTAGGTCATTTTCATCATAGACGTGGGTTCTACCAGTTTCTGTGTCGTACAGACACATGCAGCTAATCCCTGCGTCTCCGCGCCGGACAGCTTCCCAGCCGCCTATTACCTCTTCGACTGGGGTTGCAATCTCTAAGTCCCATGTAAGTACTCTCATAACGTGCGGGGGCAGCGAATGCAGCGTTAAAGCTGCCTACAGTGGGAGGCACACTGAGCGCGCCCCCGCCTAATCCCTCATTAGTATAACAGACTATGGTTGAACAACATCCCAGTTGTGGGCGTAGACTGCCAGTTTGTCCTCGTACTTCTTCGCAATCTCCTCAGCCGCCAGATCTCCCAGACCACCTGGCTTGAGCACCTCATCGAAGGGATTACGGTCTTTCTCCTTGATTCCTGCCTCGGTGAGGAATACCGACCGATAGACCTCTTTGTGAAAGCAATCTGCCACCGCATCTGCGTAATCGTTGTACTCCGTCAGGCCGATCTTGCACATCTGGTCAATCAGGTCCTCCAGGCCTTCAGCCCCCTCCATCAGGATCATCCGCTTATCCAGCCATAGAGCAGCGACCTCCCGCAAGCGCTCGTCTTTCTGCTGCTTGCTGCGGTTCAGGATGTGGATGGTGGGCATCTGGACCCTGTTGGTCTGGAATAGGTTCTGAAGCCAGGCTGGCCATAGACCTGGTTTGCCCCCGATTTCCTCCTCATCTGTCATGCACATGATCCTGGAGCACTCGCTGCGGTACTTCCGGATCATCTTGATCAGCTCGGTTCCCACCTCGTTGGTGTCCCAATCGGGACTCGCGGCGGCCCCCAGATAGACACATCGGCCGGAGCCGTCTGCCATGTGACCCACAGCCGCGATTACTGTCATGTCGCCTCGGGTTTTTCTGTCTAGCTGTCGGAAAGCTGTGTCTAGATGAATGCTGACCCGAAGCTTCTTTAGGTCGATCTCAGATCGAGGCTTGATGAATGAACTGCAGATCTCCCGGTCCAAGATGTTGTGGGGCGAACGGGTAGGATTGTTCCGTACCTGGGCGTAGTAGCGGACAGGGTTCCGCTTCTTGAAGGACTTGACACGGGAGGGGGACCAAATCCGAGGCATAACAAAGTGCTTGGGATTGTCCTCAGGGAGGCTATCATCCTCAGCGTCCATGAAGAACACATGCCACAGACCATCCTTGGTGGGCTTGATCCCCGGCATGGGCATGCCCGAGACGGTCGCCGCGCCCTCAGCCTTCAAGCTCTTGCCGATGTGGTCGCCATCGCCGTAGCGGGTGCCAGTCAGGACCCAGATAGCATCGGACTGGAAGACCGGGATGAGGGAGTCAAGGTGACTGTTGACAGTGATCAACCAATCGCCCTTACGCTTCATCTGCTCGTAGGTGTTGGGATCATCAAAGAAACAGCCGTCAGGATGCAGACCGACCATTCCAGACTCCACCGCCCAAGTTCCATAGCTTGCGTCTCGGCGGGTGAGGTTAGTTCGAGCGGCAGTGACTATGGAATCAGCCTTCCAGGTACGGTTGGGGTGCCGCTGGCCACCGTAAAGCCAGGCTAGGCGACTGTAACGGTCGTCCCCACTGATAGCCGCTTTAATGCCGTCGATGACCTCGCGGGCACGGGTGGTGGTCTCGCAGCCAGTATAGGTCGCGAGTTCGGGGTCATGGAGGTGGAGCCAGGCTTGGCCAGCCTGAGTGGTCTTGCCCCAGTCTCGGGGGACGATGATGATGAGCTTGAGCTGGTCACCACGACCTTCCCGTCGGTCGCGTATCCACTTGAGGCAGTGGTCCTGGTACCAATCGCAGGCAGGTTTATGGGTGGATTCATCCAGCCACTTGCGGCTGCCAGCGTCACCCTTGGGATTGAAGTCATAGCCCCAGGCGTAGCGGAAGAACCACCAGAAGTTATCCAGGCACTTATGCCGCCAGTAGTCGCGCTCGGCCTCGGAGTTCCAGCGCATTAAGGCGCATTCCACTCATCCCAAAGGTCCTGGGGGCTCCATTCAGGCCCCATGTGGGTCCATCCCTTGGTGGTCTTGACATACTGTCCCCGCCGAGTCCCGACTGGTTCGTTGGGAAAGTTGCGATTGAGGTGGTTTACGACTTCCATGCGGATGCTGTGGCCAGGCTTGGGATTGGGGAACTCCAGGCCTTTCAGCATGTCCCCGCCACGCTCCTCACGGGTCCATACGTTACCGGGAGTTCCGGGGGTTCCCTCTTCCAGGATGTGAAGTTCATCGGAAATGTCGGGCTTGATGCCACGGCGGGCGAACTCCTGAAGGAAGCCCTTTTGATAGGGATTACCCAGCTCACCAGCGGATTTCCATAGATGCAGGGCATTCTTGTAGATTTGCTGGAGAGTGGCGTCAGGGACGGATTGGAGTTGGGCAATCTCATCGCCGAAGGATTCGATGGGGCCGGTTAGCTGACTGCCACCCACAGTGGCACCTAGATCAAGCTCGGTGGTCGGCATGGGCGTCTGAAGGGCATCACGGTATGCATCCCATTCTGGAGAACCGCTTGGGGTTCTAGCAGCGGATTCTCGCAGCTGCTCAACCCTGGCCCAATAGGCTTTCTGGGCATTGGTTTGTATATCGGGGGAGCCGGGCTTTCCCACGGGCTCGCCCAGCTGGCCGCGCTGCCACGCTTCCATTCGAGCACGCTCGGCCCGGATTCTGTCGTCGATTCGGCGCTCAGCACGATGCATGATGTACTGGCCGTACTCCAGCGCGTAAGGGTCTCGGGCGGCTAGTTTCTCTGCAGCTGGGTACTTGCCGAAGGGCTTCTTGCCGAAAGGCACTAGCATCCCCATCGCCATTCCCGCTGATTCGGCCGGGTTGCTCCGAATCTGGTTCATAAGGGACTCGCCTACCTCAAATGGGTGGGTAGCGGCATAGCCAAGGCCCTGGCCGATGCCCTGGACAGTGCGCTTGGCGTAGGATGCAACGGCAGAACGGGCTCCCGGGTCGCCGGAGAGGGCCAGACCACCCAGTTGTAGGCCTGTGGGCAGTGGGAATGCCAACCCCCTTACGAAAGCCCTCTGCGGCGCTGAAGAGGTTGGTGTACCACTCTCTAAGGGCGGACATTAGCTCTGGGACCGTCGAGCGGACTCATTTTCGTAGTGGTAGCCGTATAGAAGGGTCGTGGCAGTGCCGCCGGTGGCAGTGGCAGTGACACTGGCCGCCGTCATTGGGGTGATCTCGGTGTTCTGGCCGGTCCAAAGAGGCCACCCAGAGTTGAAGTCGATGGAGATGTAGTTGCTATCAGCAGCAGCTACCTGCCGCTTCGCAACAACGTAGCCCTCCACGTCAATGATCAGAAGGGCCGGGCCAGTACAGGATGCTACGATCCAGTCCATGACAACAACTTTTCTAGCGTCGGTACCGGAACGGATGTCAGCAGTGGCTGCGGCAACTCCAGTGACGTAACCGTATAGGGTGGAAATCTGGGGCATTGATTACCTCTTAGGGTCGGGACTGGGTCCCATGTCGATGGCCTGGATTACATCCGCCTTCATTATACCATGAATACTGTGAGTGTAGACCTCATCCGCCGAGACCTGTCGAGAGTACTGGAGGTTGTACTGGAGGGGAGTGATGGCCACCAGCTGGCCGATAGAGCGGATCACCACCGGATGGTACATATCCTCGCGGTTGGAGCCCACACGAGAGGCCTCGAAGTGGTCGTTATAGTCGATTACGTACAAGTTCCCGAGCTTCAGCTCGGCGGGCTGCGATTTGCGCTTCATCGGTAACCTCCTGGTTGAACTGATCCAGCAACGCATTCATTCTATCATATCGGCCGGGCAGTTCCAGGCTGGCAAAGCCGTTGAAGTCACCGGCCATGCCGTGGTATTGTAGCAGTTGGTTGGCAGCCCAGGGAGTCCCTGGCCGGACCAGATAGATGCAGCGGTTGATGAGGATGGGAGGGTCGGAGTAGTGGGACAGGACATCGGAGATAAAGTGCCAGTCGCAGAATGCTCCACGGGTGGCGTCCAGTTCTCGACGGTCCCACCGAGCCAGCTTGAGGGGATTGTTGGGCGGGACGAACATTGCGCCGCCGATGGTGTCACTTTGAGGGGGAACAGTCGCCCGAACGAAGGGAATCCGGAAAATGTGGGGCCGGGAGGTGTTGCGCGATAGGGCTGGCCGGACAATGTTGGGGATTGCGCCCGGCAGATAGTCGTCGTCATCGTCTGCGAACATCAGAAAGTCACCCTTTGCCATCGAAATGGCTGCGTCTCGCTGCGGGCAGCCGCAGAAGCCTCCAGGGACCTCAAAATATCGGATTCTGGGGTCAGGATCGTCGGCTAGATGGCTGGCACCTAGCTGTTTGCCGTCGCCGATTACGATGATCTCATCGTTAGGCCCCGCGTCTCGGCGAAGGGAGGACATCAGGCGGCCCAGGGTCGGCCGGGAGATCGTTGGGATGATGAAGGAGATCGTCGGGCCGGGTGAGGTGGGTGATTTTCCTGACCCAGCCGGTGGGGATGGTGATGGACGAGCGATAGGTGTCGTCCTCCGGGGTGACTGACGTGGCAAGTTTAACCTCCGAACGAGTTTTTGAGATGAGGTAGCCGACATCTAGACAGTGCATGAGGCCGCCGAATGCGCGCTCGGAGGCAGGATCGGAGAGAGATCCCTCGTCTCCGGCGTTGGCGGAGGCATCAATCCAGCTGATCTCCACCAATGGGAGATCCTTCCAAGTCCGCTTCAGGTGTTTCTTGCTCATCGGGTGGCCATGCCTCCTGGATTGCTTCGTTGGTTGCGTCTCGGCCGGCTGACCGTAGCATCCGGGCTAGGGCTAGGACCATGCCCTTGCGGTCGTCAGGGGGCGGGGGACCAGCAAATGAGCCGCCGGAGGTCCGAAGTTCCCGGAGTTCCTTGATGGCCTGGACTCGGTCGCGATTGTTCTCATTGATGATGGATTCGAGCTGCTTTTCTAGATCGGCGAGAGGGCCAGCTCGCATCTTGGAGGTGGATTCGTAGTGCCGGTCGCGACGCCAGGGACACTGCTCGGGCTTGATGGCACCGGAGCGCAGGAGGGAACGCACCTGATTGTAGGTGTAGGCTAGGGTGGCCTTGCAGCGGGTGGCCAGGCCACGAATGGTCTTGGGGGGATCAGGGGAGCTTAGTTCACGGATAATCGCGGCATCGAGTTCGTTGGCCATGTAGGGATTGTAGCAGATATTCTAAATGCAAAATATTTTGCAAGTGCTCAGACGCAAATAG